GCTGGCCCGAAGCCGAAGGCGTTATCGCTCAAGATGCGGATGCGGCCCTTCGTTATGCCGAAGGGGTGATCAAAGGCCGCTGGCCTGAGGATGGCATCTGCTAGGGGCGCAAGAACGCACCCACAGCAACCAATGACGCAAGACGGAGAATGACATGACTGAGAACAGGTTGAACAGCGGAGTAGATCGCAGGGGGGGCACGCCTTACCTGCAAACCTGCGCGACTGGAGGTGGAGGACGGGTTCTGGGGCTATGTTGCGCCCCTGTGTGATGGAGACGCGGCACCTGCACCATACGCTCGTGATGGTATGGCACCATGTAATGCCAGAGGCCGCTCGAGTGCGACCCTATTATAGAGCGTATAGTTTCGGACCTTTCTATAGCGAGGCGTATATGCGTCAAGCGGTAACGGTGATGGGTGCCGAGTTGTCCAGTCGATACGACTTATCCCGAACGCAGGCGGCAGAGTTAGCCGCCATGAGCGAGTACTTGAGGGGCGAGCAGCCTCGTGTGGGTATGCAGAAAAGAATCAAAGGAGAAACAGAATGACCAAACAACAAGAACTCGACGACCTCAAGGACGCAGTGGCAAGCTGGCGCAAGCAGCGCGATGCGCTGGCGGCTAAGTATCAAGGCGTCCGCCCGTCATATGTCAGCACCGATCTGGCAATACTGGAAGAGCGCATTCAGCGCTATGTGGCACAGATTAAGGAGATGGAATAATGACAAGTGAAGAAATAATAGAGGCACTGCGTAAAGCCTCAAGGATTGGCCTCACAGCAGCACAGGCCGCTGAGATGATTGGCATCTCCGCAAACACTGCCCGCCGAAGGGCAAAGGCGGCGGGGTTTCAGTTTGTGAACGCGCGCCGAGTTTTGAACCAAGCAATTCGAGACGAGCAGATTGTGACCAAGAAAAAAGTCGAAGCCAAAAAGGCGGCACAGACGTATCAAAAGCGAATTGATGACATCAAGAAAAAAGCCGCTGGGATAAAATGTCCGATTGAGCGCAAGGAGATGATTTATGGCGCGGCGCTCTTGGCCTTTGAGAGACGGCAACATGATGACGACAAGCGCCCAAAACCGCCCTGCGATGTGGTTAAGCAGCCAAGTCGCCGCCCAGTGACGCGCCCAGCCGCTTGCCCGCGGCTGGGGGCAATTTTTTTAGAAAAAGGAGAAACGAATGCCAGATTTCGTTGATGGCCTACGCGCCAAAAAACCAAATGATAAAGCCCCAGACTTCGTTAAGTGCAATCTTAGCATAAAACGCGAAGACCTGTTGGCGTGGTTGTCCACAAGAAACGACGAATGGATCAACGTCCAAGTCAAAGAAAGCGGTAAAACCGGTACATGGTACGCAGAAGTGGACACGTGGGAGACCCGCAAATGAAGTTGACGCCGGATTCCGAAGAATACCAAACCCTCTACTTCGAGGCTTGGACCAAACAAAATAAAATAGACGGCAAACGAAACCCGAACATGCTTAAAAAAGACCTGAAAAAAGCATCGGACAACGGTAACGTGAACGGCGCGTTAGGCGGCCGAAAAAAATTCACCTTGGATAAATGGTCCGAAAAAGTTAAAATAGTAAACAATATGAAACTTAAAGGCCTATCCAATCAGGAAATAACGGACCTTACAGGCATAAGTTTATCCTCCGTTAACGATTTCGTCAGAAGATACGACCTGCCAAAGGAAGTCTAACGTGAAACCAACGCGACTCAGTGAAGCCGAAGAAGAAACAAAAAACGACTTCCTGATCGCACTGGATTGCGCACAAGACCTAATCAACGAATTGATGGAAAACGACGTAAACATCGGCGCAGCACTCGGCGGAATACTCACGCAAACGCTGACCACACTCATGTCCGTCGCTCCAAACAACGAAATAGCCATGAACGTATTGCGGTCCTGCATCCATAATGCGTCCGTCACTATGTCAGAGACCACGGACCACGCGCAAACGCACCACAGTTCGGACCAAACCCACTGACACTTGACAGTATCGCATACCATCCCATATACTTAACCGGCATAAACAATGGAGATGAAAATGCAAAAGCTACTATCTATCGAAGAAGTGATGAAAATCACAGGTAAATCAAAATCCACAATATACCGACGTACCGCAAAAGGCAAATTCCCGAAACCCGTCGAAGTGCCATCAAAAACGGCTCGCGGGCCAAAAACCAAAAAGACGTGGCCCGAAAAAGAAATTCGGCAATGGGTTTTCGAGCCTGCGCAACAAGAAAACATCGCGCGGCAGGTACAAAGTTACGAAGAAGACATAAACCCTTTTTCAAACAGCCCGTGGACGAACCTGCCAGACGCACCAAAATGGTACGTTAAACACAAATTCCTAGTCTTGGCCGCCATAGGGGGACTTCTCGCAGGTATCATAGGGAACGTGTGGGGATGATTACACAAACGTGCCCAGACTGTGACGACGGTACCGCCATCGTCACAGTCTATAAACCGCAAAGCTTTAGCCGAGATATCGGAGAGCCCTTTGAAATAGCCGAACACTGCCAAACATGTGACGGCTCCGGCGAAATCGAAATGGAAATGGAAGAAGATGACGAATAAAAAATGGACCGGTGACGAAATTCTAAGCGCACTTATCCTCCGTGATAAAAACTGGACCATGAAAGATGTAGGCCTCTTTCTAGGACGCACCCGAAACTCAGTCATAGGACAACTAAACCGAGTTCATAACGAAAGCGAGAAACATGAATAACCAAGAAATGAACGACATGTTGGACGAAGTATTCCGAAAAGTATTCGGTAAATACCCGCTCAACGGAAAGGAACTACAAAAAGCAATCTCCAAAACAAAGGACATACCATGCTAAATGGACTGCTAGAAAAAAAACAAGGCGTCATCATAAACGTAATGCACGATAAAAAATGCGCCTTCGCTCAAATCGAAAACGAGGAACAAGTCTTCATCGAACCAAAATTCACCAACGGACTAAATCTGCAAGTCGCAGACACAGTGGAAATGGTGGTAATATCTAACACGCGCTTCACAACACAGTGGAAAGCAATAAAAGTAGAACTAATAAATCCAGAAATCACCGCAGCACAGCCCGAACCAGAACCCGTGCTAACACTGCAACAAGAAATCATGCAGTTCCTCTCCGAAGAACCAGACATGTGCTTCTCAACAAAACAAATAAAAGAAGGCCTCGGTCTAAGCATCGGACAAGAAGACGTTCGAAGAGAAGCCGAAAAATTGCACAACGCAAACGAAATATGTCGCGCCAAAGTCTGCGGACCAAACTACAAAAAACAAACCACCTTCAACCTTTACTCCAAAAATATCGAAGCGTTCATCTTCGATGTCGAATACGATAACGAGTAAAATAAGGCGCTTAACGTAATCTAAAGCCCGCGGACCACGGATCGCGGGCTTTTCTGCGCGCTGCTTGGACCACGGACCACGGCTCGGTTACAAATAAACACGTTATATGTATATAGGAGCTGAGAAAAAAAATAAAAGTTTTTAGTAAATATAGGCGTAACCGGTGTAACCATGTAACTTTGGTTGTTTTCTCCTGTGTATATAAGGAGTTAGAAGTAACACAAAGTAGTTTTTAAAAATGTAACGTAACCAGAGTTTGTGTAACCCTAGAGGCCCAGAGTGCGTTAAGGGGGTCTGGAAGTTTTTTTATTATTTTTTTTTTCTGTAGCTGTATATACAAGAGAGCGGTTTTAAGAGTAAAGTATCTGCAAATAACTAGGATACTCGTATGGCCTCGAAAGCTAAAGCAAACCCCCCTGCTAAGATCAAAAGCCGCGGGCGACCTAAATCAACCAAATCTGCGGTCCTGACACGACGACAACAACTCTTTGTTAAAGAGCTTGTATCGAAAGACGGGCAGATCACCATGCGGGAAGCAGCTATTAACGCTGGTTACCCCGTTGGATCAGCACACACCCGTGCTTATGAGATGACTAACCCAAACATCTGTCCCCATGTTGTGGCCGCAATACAGTCGTATCGGGCCGAACTGGATGAAAAGTTTGGAGTGAACTACCAAAGACATTTGCGAGACCTACAGTCTATCCGAGATGCGGCTTTGGAAAACGGAGCATATTCGGCAGCCGTACAGGCTGAATACCGGCGAGGGCAAGCGCAAGGTGATATTTACGTGAGCAGATCAGAAGTACGTCATGGCAGCATCGATTCGATGAGCAAAGACGAAGTGCTGAACGCTCTAAAGGAGATTAAACAAAGCTATGCCCCGATCACGATCGACGTTACTCCCGAAGGAGAGAGCAATCCCCAAAACCGCGACAAAGCGCGAGGCCGACTTTTGGCGGATGATGAAGACTGGGATGAAGAAGAGCCCCAGAACATGGACAAGTACCCGAATTGAAACGTGGGCAATGCCCGGCATCCCTGACGTTTTGTGCTGCGATGAAAACGGTAAGTTCCATTTTGTAGAATTAAAGGCTACGGCGGGCAACGCAGTAGACCTTCGACCACATCAGGTTGCATGGCTTTCTAAACATGGTCATGCCAGCGTTTGGGTTTTGATCCGTAAGCTGCAAACTAAAACAAAGCCGCAGATGGTTTACCTGTACCACGGCAAAGACGCGATGGACCTGAAGATGGAAGGCTTAACCGTTGAGCCGGTGTACTGTTCTGATGGGGATTTTGACTGGGATAAAATAATGGACTTGATATCTCCCATATAATCGCATAATATCTCAGACGTAACTAACTACGGAGAAATGTTATGGGTTTAGATATGTATTTAACGGGCGACAAATATGCGCCTTCTTTTGGAGATACTCCCCGCGAAGTTGTTGATGGCTACGAAGTGGAGAGCCAACGTTTAAAGCTGGCTTACTGGCGCAAACACTGGGCTTTACATAATTATATCGAAGCACATTATTACTCTGAAGGTCCTACGACCGCGTTGGGGTCTGGCGATCTTCGAGATATTGCTAAAGCGATTGAAGATGGAAAGTTGGTTGACCCTGATGATCTGGACATAATGCCAAGTTACCGCAATATTTATGCCCACTATCGGGAACCCGAACAAGTGCGCGAAACTGTTGATGCGCTGCGTAAAGCGGCGGACTGGGTTGATGGCGAGGGCTCAAGCCGCCATGTCTACTTGCACACTACCATTTTGTTCGGCATACCGAACAAGCTTCCTGCAACGAAAGAAAAAAAGGATGATACGATGACCACGTCCCTCGGTGCCAAGATCAAGCGCCACCGCCAGGAGAAGGGATACTCCCTCGATAAGCTCGCGGAACTGACCGACTCAAGCAAGAGCTATATTTGGGAGTTGGAAAACCGCGACGAACGAAAACCGTCCGGCGAAAAGCTTACCCGCATCGCTCAGGCCCTCGAGGTCACCACCGATTATCTGCTGGACGAAAGCGAGAATCCCGGAGACGCGGTTCTGAAGGAGGCCTTCTTCCGCAAATTCAGCAAGCTCGCCCCTGACGACCAAGCAAAGATCAACCAGATGATCGATATGTGGGGAAAAAAGCATTGAGCCTGCCAACAACTCCAAAGGCTTGGGCAATCCATCTGACCAAGCTTGTCTGCACGGTTCAGCAGGCCCATGGGCTGCCACGGTTTCCAAGCCAGAGCGCGAAACTGTTGATGCGCTGCGTAAAGCGGCGGACTGGGTTGATGGCGAGGGCTGGCGATCTGTTGAATATTACGGGAGTTGGTAGCTTATGTTTCTTTTAAATTGGTTGGGGCGTTTGTTCTATGGGCCCGATTATAACGAATTAAGTAAAAGGGTGACCAAACCGCGACGTTCCACTACCAAACGAAAAAGACGCTAAAATTAAACCCGCTTGCATTGTATGCGAGATTATGCGATGACGTTCTAGCAAGCTGGGCAATAGCTTGCGTTTAACCTTACTATGGAGATTAACATGACTAACTTTTCTTTTGAACTAAACACTGGACTTTTGAAGGCTGCACACGTTTGCGCATCCACTGAAGCAACGCGCTACTATTTGAATGGCGTTTCTATTGAACCGCAGGGGCACGAAGTTTGCGTTGTATCAACGGATGGGCACCGATTATTTGCGGCACGGTATGAACCACTGCGCGAAGGGGGCAATGTTCTGGCTTGCGAGAAATTCATTATACCGAGCGATGTAATCAAACGCGCTCTTGTAGGTTTTAAAGCTGAGACGATCCACTTGCGCCGCGAGGGTGACACTTGGTTTTTGGGCGACCTGACCTTCCAACCTATCGACGGAACGTTCCCCGCATGGGATCGAGTATTCCCATCCGCTGCGACTATCGCGGAGAATTTGGGCACCGTTGCGCAGTTTAACCCGTCTTATGTGGCGGACTTGGCAAAAGTGTCGAAAGCCCTGAACGGGACAACCCGCGGAGCGCCAACCCCTGCTATTCATCACTGCGGCCAAAACCCCGCCACTATAACGTTCGAAGGCTTCCCCCATGTGGCCGCCCTGATTGTGCCAATTATGCCAAAGTGCGACAAAACCCTGCCCGCTGGCGATCTGGCTGCGCGTATCGACTGGATACGGGCCGAGCCAAAAGCGGAAACCGCCGCAGCTTAACCCCTGCCACCTTGCTTTAATATTAGGCCGCCTTTGGGCGGTCTTTTTTCGGGCTGTTGACAAGCTAAACATTTAGCGCATAATATCGCATAGCGGCGCAGACTTGAACGATGAAACAACCTGCCCCGAATGCGAGGCGGAAAACCCCGAAACCATGAACGGGTTTGAATATGTGTCGGACGTTTTAGATGTTGACTGGGTGCTAGACCAAAACCGCGGTTTCAAAGGTGCCCGCCTTTTAGTTGCCTTTGGTGGCCCGAATATATGGGTGAACACCGACAGACAGACAGTCGAGGGTTATTGGTGGGGAAACAGCTTCACCGCCAGCTATAACCGCGACGCAATGGATGTTAACCACGCTTGCGCGGAATGGTTTGAGGCAGGGGCATGAGTACCGAGACAAAAACCCCCGCTCAATCTCTTTTGTTCCAGTTGCAGTTCATGGGCATGATGATGATGTCCGGCCGGCAAGATGAAGCGGATACCGCTTACCAAAAGGCCCAACAACTCGCAAAGCAGTTAGTCGACGCCGGACACTAAGCAGCCCCCCTAACGACGATCAGGCCCGCCATTGTGCGGGCCTTTTCTTTGGGTAGCGTTAAACAGTTAAATAAGCCGAGCCGCGGCCCGAGACCTACCGCGCAAACCCCCCGGGCCGACGATCCGCGGGCACTGGACCGAGCCCAGCGGGCACCGATTAACCGAGCGCAGCCGGTGCCAGTTATCCGCGATCCGCGGGCAATTGATGTCA